GGTATGCCCTATCTACATTTGAGATTGAACGCCTTCTCTCCGAGGGACCATCTTCTACACAGCGGAAAGTGGCTCAGCAACTTCCTCCTTATTTATCTGATTCTTGGTGGTCATCACAGAATGCTGTACCGCCAAGTAATTAACTTTACTAAGTGCTGGTCTAAAACCCCCTTTTAGGATAGGAGTAAGAGGTTCAATGACAGGCGGAGGTCTACTTGTATTAGTATCATATGGTTCACAAAACGTTATTTTAAGTGGAAATCCTCAAATGACGTACTATTATAAACTATTTAAACGATACAGTCACTTTTCTATGGAAAACGTATCAATCGCTTTAGATGGTCCAAATGAACTTCAATACAATCAAACAACACAACTTAGAGCTAAAATTCAACGTATTGGCGATTTACTATCAGATGTGTATTTTAGTTTTCAAATTCCCGATATTTACAGTAAATATATAAATAATACATTTCAAAGTGAATTTCAATGGGTAAGATATCTTGGAGCAGCAATTATTAACCGTGTAGGATTTTATATTGGAGGTCAGCGAATTCAAGAATTTGACGGGACATATTTATTAACAAAAGCTATGCTTGAATATGATACGGATAAATTCGAAAAGTGGCGAATACTTGTTGGAGATGTAAATGAACTTATAAATCCAGCAGCGGGAGCGTATTCAGCAGGATTGACTAAAACATCTTACCCAAATGTCTATGAAGATCCTGTAAGAAAGGCAGCTGGAGCCTCACAACTAAATCGCCCAAGCATAATTGGACAAGAAATTCACGTACCTCTTAACTTCTGGTTTACAGATGCAACCTTTCAAGCCCTTCCACTAACATCATTACAGTATCAAGATTGTGAAGTACAGATTACATTAAATCCGATAAATTCATTATACACAGTAAATGATATTTCGGGATTTAGAGTTGGGCCAGATTTTACTATGAATTCTTCACTAAACAATATAAATAACAACATTCCTCAATACAATGCCGCTACAAGCACTACAAATCAATTACGAAATTTTCTAGTTGATATTGGTTATTCAACCCCTCCTTTAAACACATGGTTTTTAAACGCAAGAATACAATGTACTTTTGTGTATTTAACAGATGATGAGCGAACAGTGTTTGCTAAAAACTCCCTTACATATATATTCCCACAAATTTCAATTATACCAAATGCTGGTATCATACAGCGTACAACGTTTGATCTAGATTTACACAACCCTATTACTCGTCTTATTTTTGTAACACGCCGTTCAGATTGGGTAGCGCGAAATGATATTTCAAACTTTACAAATTGGTATACATATCCATATGTTCCATACAATAAAACGCCTGGTGTTACTCCCTATTTGCAAGATGGATTTATAAGTGGACTTCTTATTCCAAACTCTCAAAAGGATATTATACGAAATTTACGTATTTTATGTGATGGTAATGAAATTCAGGAGGCGAAACCAGTTGATTTTTTCACGAAAATAAATCCATTTCGTTATACAACTGGTTTTACACGCGGTGAACTTCCCTTTTATACATGGTCAGTAACAAGCTCTAAAACACAGCCATCAGGCTCACTTAATGCAAGTCGTGTTAGAAATCTACAGGCTGAGATTGATGTATTTCCATTACCTCCTGGAACAACTTATACATATGATATTGATATTTATGTAGAAAGTATAAATTTCTTCATCGTAGCTTCCGGGTCAGGAGCAGCAAAGTATGTTCTATAACATATATAGAATGTCTTTGTCTATTATAGCACCCCCTATACTAAAATTATCTAGAACAACTGTTAATTCAAATATAACTGAACTAGAAAAAATAGATACAACTGATTCTACAAAATCAGATTTAATTTCAAAATACAAAGGTATATTAACGCATATTGATACTATTTCATCTTCGCTTTCATCATACACAGTAGAAACATTTTCAGCAGCAATTACTGATTTAAATAGTAAGATTGATACTGTTGATGAAATAAAGGCAAAATACATGGCAAAATTTACACCTAAAAAGGAAGTTAATTTAGGCTCTATCCTTGCCGATACAGTAACAGAAATAAAAAATAACATTATTGGTATTACTACGATTTTTGGTATGTTTTTTGGATCTATTGTAGCCTCTCACTGGTCTTTAATTAATGGTACAGTTCCATCATCAATCTTTTATGTTTTATTCTATGGATTTTATGGAGCTCTTTTATATCCTCCTGTTGTGCTATATGGGCTGCTATTTCCTCCTATGTGGCGTGCCCCACTAATTCCACTTTTTAAGAAAGATGAAAACTCACCTAATTGGATACAGTTTCCTGGAATAAATTTATTTACATATGTTCAACCGACTGTTGACGATTTGCCAGTAGGAAAAGGTATTTTACGGGTAATGTGTGGAGCTGTACTTGCTTTAATTGGAGCATCTATATATTTGAAAACAAATCCAAATGCCTAAACCATCTACACGTCTTATACTATAGGGATGAAACAGACTTTAGATACAAAGCCTTTTGTTTCATTAATTACACCTACATATAATCGAGCCCGTTTTATTCCGACACTCATTAAATGTATTTTACACCAAGATTATCCGAAAGAAAAGATGGAATGGATTGTGTATGATGATGGTTCTGAATCCGTTGAGCATCTTTTTTCTGATGTGAAAAAAACATTTCCAAACTTTCGGTATATTTATGAGCCTGTAAAAATCAATATTGGTGGAAAAAGAAATCGTTTAAACAAGGAGGCAAAGGGTGATATTATTATTGCTATGGATGATGATGATTATTATCCGCCACAGCGTGTAAGTCACGTTATTACGAAATTTAAGCAGAATCCTGCCTATGAACTTGCTGGTTCATCAGAAGTTTATATGTATTATACTGATATTAAGACTATATATCGCCTTGGTCCCTATAATAAGAATCATGCTACAAACGGAACAATGGCATGGAGAAAATCATATTCACAAGCCCATACATATGATGAAACTGTTACGCATGCAGAGGAGAAGTCATTTTTAGAATCGTATCGCCATCCAATGATTCAACTAGATCCTATGAAGGTTATGTTAGTTATGGCGCATCCAGAAAATACATTTAATAAAAAATCAATGCGTGAGCAAACTGATAATAAGTTTGTAGCAAAGACGCAACTAAAACTAAATGCTTTTATAAAAGAGAGTCCTATTCGGCAATTTTATATGAATTTAGACGTTACCTAAACCCATCCTTGTACAAATGTTTAGTTGCCCAGCCCAATGACATCTACATTAAAAGAATACTTGAACCATCTTAATACAGTCTATAGTAATAGTCTAAATGAAGATGCTCCAACAGTTCCAACTCCTCCAGCAATTAATATTCCCCTTCATATGCATCAGACCGGTATACTTGCGCGTATGGAAAAGCTAGAATCTGATTCAATACATGGTACAAATCCGTTAAGGGGCGAGCGTATCTTTTCAAACTATGGTATTTTAGGAGATTCAGTAGGTGTAGGAAAAAGTTTAATGGTTCTAGGACATATTGCGCGAATAAATCTTCTTCCTCCACTTGAGCATCACACTACAATACAGCAGAATTCATCACCGAATTTCTTTTCAATAAAAACTCGGAAATTTTCAGATCTTTCTGAGGCAGGTTGCCTTCTTGTAATTCCGCACACACTATTTAGACAATGGTCAGAATATATTAATAATCAGACAACACTACAAAATTTTTGTGTTGCACGTCTTGCTCAAATACATGCAGATAACTTTATCGAAACAGTATTTGGAGCGGAGGTTGTTCTTATTAGTAATACCTTACTTAAACCATTTATACAACGATGTCATCAATCTGATGTACGATGGAAACGATTATTTATTGATGAGGCAGATAGTATACATATGCCTGGGATTACTATGAAAGATTCATTTAAAACACGCTTTACCTGGTTTATAACTGCATCATGGATAAATCTCCTCTATATTAATAATAATCTGTATTTTGATAAGGTAATAATGCAGG